GGTACTTGACATAAGGAGTTCCTCCTTATGCTATTCTCACAATAGCGTTTGAAGCGTCTGCTGCTGGGAATTGAATTGTAAAAGTTCCACTTGTTACAGTTTTATCTGCACCAAAATCGATTACACAAACCGCTGGATCACCTGTTGCGTCTTCATTAAAGATCATACAACCTCTTGCTGTGAAAGATGCGGACGTAAAACTAGTGTCTGCAAAATCACAAACTGCAGTTGTGCTGTCAGCAACCGGTGTAACACTTGTAAGTGCGTTTCCTTTTGCTGTGTATCCAGATCCGGATACTTCGTTTGATGTTGTGTAAGCTGTAGTAGCAGCTCCTAATGAAGCTGAACTTGTGTATAAAGCTAATTTAAATGTGTCCCCAGATGATGCTGTGAAATTGTGAACGCCTTTCAAGATTTCTACTTTGAAACTTGTACATACTGCCGATGTTATT